TCCAAAAATAGACCCAAAACATCCATTAAATAAAAAAAGCGTCTTTGATATGAAGAATGGGGGTAAAGTTACAATAGGTAAGATACTCCAAAATCCGGAAAAATATAAGCATATGATTCCAGATGTACAAGCTGCAATTGATATGGATCCAACTGGAGAAAAAGCAGCTAAAGACCAATCAAAGGATAAACAAAAAGCAAAAGATAGATTGGCTAAGAAAAAAGAATACGAAAAGTGGAGAGAAGAGAATCCTGAACTTGCTGCAAAAAAAGATGCAGAAGATGCGGAGAACCTAGAAAAAATTAGAGCAGCTGCAAAAGCACAGAATGCAAAAGATACGGATAGTAAATCCGATAATGATTCATTTTTAAGTAAGTTTAATAAAATACAAAAAGATCGTGATGCGGAATATGTAAAAAGAATGAGAGATAAAGAAGCCGATCGTGAATTAAGTAATTTGGCTAAATCAATCTTTGGAAATGATGATGAAGATGAAAAAGGATTTGGTGGAGGAGATTTTGGTGGTGGCGGAGCACGTGGTGATTGGTAATAGTAAAATTTAAAATAATTATGCAAAATTTTGATGAAGTATTATTGGAGTTAAGTTATAGGGTTGGTATAATAGATTTAACCAAAGAACACCAAGTAACCGAATTAATTAATATCCTTAAAGAAAACGGATATGATAATGCATTTGAACTTGGACAAAAGGCAAGAGTGTATTTTTCATATTTGAATGAAGCAAAACCAAAGCAAGATATAAATAAAGTATTAGCTCAAAAATTCAAAAACCCAGAAACAGGAAATGATGTAAGTGTTGCATCTGCACTGGGTTACGATAAGACCAGTAGAGCATATGGTATAGCAAAGGGAATGTTTAAAAGTGCAGGATTTAGTGAAAAAGATGTTGATATGGTTGATGCTGGTCCTGAAGATGAAGAAACACCAACAAAGAATAAATCGGTATCCGGTGATAAAAGCAAAACTAAACCTGAACCAAATATATTTGGAAAAGAAAAAAAATCTAAACAAAGAATAATATCTGGAAAAGATAAAACTTTAGAAAAAGTTGATACTCTTAATACAAAAGAATTTACTCAAAAACAAATTCCAGATGATTCAAAATTTGCAGAAAAAAACAAGAAATTTCAAATAGGACCACCCCCACCGGCATATAAATTACCAAAAGAAATAACATCAAATCCAAAAGTACCACCTAGACATTTAAAAGCTTTGGAGAGAATGGTTAATACACTTGCAACAAATGAAACTGCAAAATGGTCACATTTCTCTGATTTACCAGGTGGAGCAGGTCAAATATCCGCACAAGCAGGTGAACTGATGACAATGGTAAGTACAACTTTAAATGATGCGGAGGCAGATTTATTTTTTAATTCTATATTAAAACATGAACAATCTCAATTACAATCAAATCCTAAATTAAAAAATGAAGGAACTAGAGTAGTTACAAAAAGTTGGATAGAAGCAGCTAAAAATAATAGAAAAGCTATAAGAAATAGATTATCAAAAGAATATCCTGGAGCAGAAATAGTTGCAGGTAGTTGGGATACGCAGGGTGAGGTTGAAGCAATGGGATTAAAAGATTATAAGAAAAATAAAGGGTTTTCAACCGATGCATATTTTAAGGTAAGAACAAAAGATGGGGAAGAAATTTTAGATGAAGTATCTTTGAAAAAATCAACAGCAGTAAACTTCCTAAATTCAGGTACAGGAAAGTTATTAGAATGGGATGAAAATTTACCAGATGAAATAAACCCAACAGTTTATCAGCAAAAAGAAAGAAAAAATTTATTAACATTTGGAAGTAAAAATGTGAAAGCATTAGAAAAAGCTATTTCTAAAGATAAAGAATTACAAGATTTAATAAAATCAAAAAAAATATCTTTGAATGATGCATTAGAAAAATTAAAGGCAGGTAAAGGTAGTAGAGATGTTAATAAAGTAGTAATGGCATCAATTCAATCCGCAGCAAAGCAAGGGGATGAATCTTCAAAGAAGTATTTGGATTTAGTTCAAAAAAATCACAAAGAACACCAGAAGGCAGTAATAACCGCACTTGGTTCTAATAAAAAATTGAAAGATGGAATGTTAAAATCCATAAGAGAAGAATTTCCACTAAAAGCAGTAGGTGAGGGTGAAGAATCTATGGCAATAGGACCAAATTCTTTGGATAGATCGGTTTTAGAAAACATATTTAAAACATCCGATTTTGAACAAATAAAACAAGGATTGGTTGCAATGACAAGTGAAGAACCACCGTATTTGGCGTATAAAGCCGGAACATCAAAAACCGTTATTCCTATAGCTACAATCGGAGTTAGGGAAGATGGAGTTGGATATGGTGGTCAAATAAAGTTTGAAATGCAACTTGATAAAAGATTTGCAAAAATTCTAGAACAAGCAAACAAAGAAATATACGGATAATGAATACACAACTACTTTGCTTATTTACTACGAAGGATGAGTTGGATAAATCAATAGATTTTATACTAAAAAATTATAATTTGATAAATCCAAATGTTTTTATTTTAGAAAATAAAATAAAATCAGATGAACTATTTATTACATTTAATGTAGAAAAAGGTTCAGCAGCAATAAATTCAAATTGGAAAACCATACTTGTTCATAGAAAGAAACAATCAAATACAATATACACAATAAATGCTCTTAACGAAGTAGTTAAATCAAAAACAGGCGGACAATTGGACAATTCATATATGATTGATTGGGAAGAATTTCAAAATTGTATATTAACTACATCCAATATAGGATATAAAAAAATACCAACAAAAGTATTTAAAACAATAAACATAAATCAGGAAAATAATATAGATACTTTTTAAATTTGGTTATTTGATAAAATTTTAGTATATTTGGTTTATGCCAAGAAAAAAATTTATACCGATACAAATAACAACTGAAGATCCTTCTGATGTTTTTAATACGCATAGGTGTGAAATTTCAAAAGCCATAATACAAGGAATAGATTATGGGTTAAGAAACAAAAAGCAAAAAGTAGATTTTGCAAACATTTCAATTAAAGGAATACTTGTTGTAACTCTATCAATTGATAAAAGAGAATTTTTAGATTTAATTGAAGATAATTTAAAAACTTTAATTGAATTTGAAGAATATGAAACTTGTGCATTAGCAGTTGAATTAAAAAAGAAAATAAATGAAAAGGTTACTAAAAAAGCTAGAGTGGCTGTTTGATTATTACATTGCATGGATGTTCTATAATGGGAATAAGCAAGATAGATACATTGAATATATGGAAACAAAATGGAAAAATAAGTTATGAGTGATAAATCAGAGTTATACATCGGTAACGGAAATCATTTAACTGTAAAATCCAGTTATTTGGTTGAAATGCGTGATGAACTTAAATTGTTAAAAACAGATGATAGTTCGGTTAATTTGACCGTAAAGATAACGGCTAATTTTGAAAATATACCCGATGAGTACCATCAGATTTTTTTACAAATGATGTCCGCAAGATATGGTGGTAGTATAAATTGTTATGATAATATAACACCATTTGAAATGCCCAAACCGAAAAAGAAAAAGTGGTATCAATTTTTTAAGTAAATAAAAAGTTATGAATAAAGAGATGGTAAATGGACCTGCACATTATGGTGGAGTAGATAATCCATACGAAGTAATTAAGGTATGCGAAGCGTGGGAATTGGAAAAAGATGCATATCTTTTCAATGTGGTAAAATATGTAGCCAGAGCAGGTAAAAAAGACCCCCAAAAGGAATTAGAGGACTTAAAAAAGGCTAAATTCTATTTGGAACGCAAGATAGGTCTGCTCCAAAAATAATTTGGAAAATACGAAAAAAAGTCGTATATTTACATAGTAAAAGCACAAAAAGGTATATTTAGTTATGTAGGAAGTAGCTACTTAAACCTTAAAACTTAAACAATTTTTTTAAACTTTAAAATCTAAAAAACAATGGACATTTCATTGGCGCTAAAGAGATTTAATTCTCTTCAAAACAACACAAAAAAGTCGGACGCAATCTTCAAACCGGCTAACGGAAAATCGGTAATTCGTATCGTTCCGTACAAGTTCAACAAAGATATTCCTTTCATTGAACTTTATTTTCACTACAATATCAATAACAAAACCTATTTATCTCCAATGTCATTTGGTAGACCTGATCCTATTGTTGAGTTTGCAGAAAAACTCAAAAGAACAGGAGATACTGATGATTGGAAAGCAGGTAAAAAAATGGAACCAAAGTTGAGAACTTTCGTACCAGTTATTGTAAGAGGTAAAGAAAATGAAGGTGTTAAATTCTGGGGATTTGGTAAAACAGTTTATCAAGACATTTTGGGATACATCGCAGATCCTGATTACGGAGATATTACTGACCCAATTACAGGTAGAGATATCGTATTAGAAGTCACTTCTGCGGAAGAATCTAACGCAGCATATCCAACCACAACCATAAGAGTAAGACCTTCTCAAACAAAACTAGCAGATGATGCAGAAATGGTAAAGCAATTGCTAGAAAATCAGAAAGAAATTACTGAACTTTATTCAGAACTTTCTTACGCTGAATTGAAAACAATTCTTGAAAACTGGCTGAACCCATCAGCGGGAGCAGAAGCAGACGATGAAATCGTAGAAGAATTGGAAGCACCCAAACCAAAGACATCAGTAGTTACACCTTTGGCTAAATCAAACCCACAGGTACAAGAACTAAATGATCTTCCTTGGGAAAAAGAAGAAAAACCAAAAGTAAAAGATGATGTAGCATCTGCATTTGATGATTTATTCAACAATTAAAATTAGGTTACAATGGCCAAAAGAGAAGAGGATCTAGCAAGTATTCTTGCAGACTCGTTAAACAAACAAACCAAAGATGGTAAAATTGCATACTTTCTCAATGATGATAGTGGTAATGCACCTACAAATGTGAAAGATTGGTTATCTACGGGTAATGCACTTTTAGATGTAGCAATCTCAAACAGACCTTATGGTGGTTTGCCTGTTGGCCGTATAGCAGAAATTACGGGTTTAGAGCAGAGCGGAAAATCTCTGCTCTCTGCCCACCTGCTATCCGAAACACAAAAGAAAGGTGGAGTAGCCGTATTGATTGATACCGAAACTGCCGTTAATAGGGAGTTTTTGGAAGCAATCGGTGTTGATATTTCTAAACTTCTATATGTTTCGGTGGATACGGTAGAAGGCATTTTTGAAGCATGTGAAACTATTATTGAAAAAGTTAGAACGGGAGACAAAGACCGTTTGGTAACAATCGTTGTAGATTCAGTTGCTGCAGCATCCACAAAGAAAGAATTAGAAGCGGATTATGATAAAGATGGGTACGCAACCGATAAAGCAATTATCATTTCCAAAGCAATGAGAAAGATTACCAATATGATTGGTCGTCAGAGTATTTGTTTAGTATTCACTAACCAATTACGTCAGAAAATGAACGCAATGGCATTTAGTGACCCTTGGACAACCTCCGGTGGTAAAGCATTGGCATTTCATGCATCCGTTAGACTTCGTTTGAAATCTATGGGTTCATTGAAGGTGGGTGATAAAATCGTAGGTATAAAAGTTAGAGCACAGGTTGTTAAAAATCGTTTAGGACCACCATTAAGACATGCAGATTTCAATATCATGTTTGATAGAGGAATTGATAACTACAATAGTTGGTTAGCAGTAATGAAAGAAACTAAATTGGTAAAACAAGGTGGAGCTTGGTATGAATATACTGATATTGACACTGGTGAAGTTATTAAGTTTCAATCTAAGGATTTTGCAGAGTTAATGAAAAACGAAGATTTAAAAGACCAAATATATCGTAGGATATGTGAGGCAACAATTTTACAATATAAAAGTTCATCAACGGATGAAGTTGAAATTTCAACGGACGTAACACATGAGTCAGATTAATAAAAGGTATTTAGATATACTAAAAGAAATAGATAAAGAGCATAGAGAGTATGGAGATTTACATCGTAACTCAAAAACTCTGGTTATAGATGGACTGAATACTTTTATTCGTTCATGGTCAACAGCGCCAAACTTAAATGATAATGGTGATCATATCGGTGGAATAGTCGGTACTTTAAAAAGTATCGGCTACGCCATCCGAACTATAAATCCAACAAGAGTAGTTGTT